TTAACAACTTTAAAAAAAAAAAATAAAAACTTTTCTATGATTTTTATTTTTTTAAAGCCCCCCCCAAATTCCCCCAATTTTTTTTTTTCTTTTTAAATTTTTGGCCTCCCCCCCCCCCCCCCCTTCAGGCGCTTCTGCGCCTTGTGTTTGTATACCACTCATGCGTTATTTTAGTAGTGGTTTTTACAGAGTTATATTTTACCCTTGAAAACAAAATAAAAAACTACGCACCCATGTGCGCTATATTTCAATGTTTTATTTCATCGTATAAAAACCACAAATCTACAAATTTTGCTTTGTGTTTGTTTAGATCCTTTCATTGTAGAGGTTTTCTCTTATGGTCCCTCCAAGCTTTTAGCCGTTGACACCAACAATGATCGGGCATCGCTTTGTCTCAGAGCGTATGTTCTAGCCTTTAGTTTTAGACATTCATCCATCATTATGCGTATTTTTGTGTAGCCCACAGGTATTCAGTCCAGTGGGGGGTGTATCATACATCTTAAACAAATATGATAGGCATGCACCGGCCGAAATAACAGGGCATTTCAGAACCAGAGTACAACAATTAATAAAGCGAGACACTTATCAATTATGAGTTTACAACGTGATTTTGAACAACCTAACAAGCATGTGTGTAACATGCATTATGACATGTACACACAAGAAATCTTCTACTGCTGCGACGCATTTTTCCACAGACATAATGTTTGTGAGCGCAGTGGTAATTTCGGCTTTTACATATACCCCCGCACGTACAAAAGTCGTGGCGGAGTGTATGTCCAATGTAAGAGTCGCGTTCTCCTAACAACCATCCTCGGGTGGTTCTATAGTGATACAGAACAGCCCAAAGTAGTTTTGTTGTATGGGAGACCTCTTAACAACGTCATGCAAAAAGTTGGTGACGTTTTTACTGGACGCGGTCAAGGCATATGCCTTCCAGATAAATATGATATTCAAGTATGTGACCGTATACTTGAGGAGGAACGCGAGGTCACTTGGCCTGCGTTTGTCCAGCATTTGGAACGCGATCCGCTACGCATGTGGCGATTGCAAAATGATTGGGGCCCATTCAACTGCTTGAATGCGAACGCTAAAAAGTTCATCATGCAAAAAATAATAGCCGCCCTTGAACCTATGGGAAACAGACCAGGTTGGATATACAATTTGTTTGAAAATTGGTATCTAACTTTTCGCATGTTGTCGCTCTGCCAGACACCACAAGATTTATATTGTTCTGTGCAGGCGAGTTACAAAATGTTTACTGGTGAATCCCTTTGCCTTACTATGGTGAACGCACTGTTTGGTTCAAAAGTAAACGTGCAAGCCGATTTTAATGACGTTGTCACACACATGCGCAACGCATTGAACGGCGTTAGCTCGCTTTCAGACAGTCCAATATTGCGGAAATTCACCAAATTGTATAGTTTGCTTCTCTCTAAAGGTTTCCTTAAACATTTAGGAATGGAAATCTCTGAGAAGGAGCATAAAGCAATTTACAAAAAGTATAAAGATGATGGCGAACTACATAATAATATTATATATTGTATTTTTGATTCTGCTGTATTTGTATGTGAACGGGTGATGGATTATCGTGCTACTGGGCACATTTCCAGCTTCATCCATACTGAGAGCAGTTACTCCATTTGGCTAAAAGATGCTGACAAGGTTCTGGCCTTGGCTCCTTTCACCTCTAATTTGCTGGCACATAACACAACTTATTTTTCCTTCATTTCTGATTTAAATGACGCTATTCAGCGTGGTAGCACTATAACAGCGTATTCTCGCAAGGTTAGTGGAGTTGAATCAGGAATCATTAGTCGCAAACTGGCACAGCTCCAGAATGTGAAGAATATGGAAATAACCCGACGCTCTACACAAAAGGAGCGCACTGCACCCTTAGGCGTGTTAATCCACGGTGGTTCCAGCGTGGGGAAGTCCTCCTTCTCGAAAATGCTGTTCTACCACTTTGCTGGAGTACACGGTCTAGATAAAGAGGATCACTTCCGCTACGTGCGAAATCCCGCTGACGAATATTGGAGTAATTTTGATACTTCTAAGTGGTGTATTCACCTTGACGATATTGCGTGTTTCCTGCCTGAAAAACAGGCTGACGTGGACCCCACAGTTAAGGAAATGCTCAATGTCATCAACAATGTCCCATACGTGCCCCCACAGGCGCACCTTGAAGACAAGGGAATGACCCCCGTCTTGGCAAAATTGGTAGTTGCCACCACTAACGTGGGACACATAAATGCACACGAATACTTCCAATGTCCTCTGGCTGTGCGCAGAAGGTTACCGTATGTTGTTCACCTGAAACCCAAGAGGGAGTACCTACACCCAAATGGAAAGTTTTTAGATCCACGACGATTACCGGAGCACCATGTGGGGTTCCCCGATTGGTGGATTATTACTGTGCAGCGTATCAAACCCGTAACACACCAGGGTAGGGAAAGCGCGCAATTTGATAGCGTTGAAGTTTTTGAACACGTCGCAGATTTCTTGAAGCATTTCGGAAAATTTTCGGTCGAGTTTGAGGAACAACAAAAAGAAGCTATGCGTAATGACAAAACGATGGCTGAAATAGAAGTGTGCCAACTGTGCTACAGCGAAAAGCGCTTGTGTAATTGCGTACAGGCCGAGTGGTCAGATGGGTGGACTCATTATTTCATTATCCGCTTGATTTTTGCAATATTCTACTATGATTGGCTAGCGAATGCTGTTCTTGGTTTGTGTCAATATAGATACGTGCGTCATACCGTACTCCGAACATTGAACTATGCCAACCATCCTAAGCAAATTGCTTTCCATTCGCGCCTGAATTCGATACCTAAATCAGATGCGTTCAGATATGCTCTCATGGCATTCTCTGCTTTATCCACCACACTTGTAGCCTTCAAAGTGCTATCGTCCATTAAATCTGGAAGTGAAGTTGCTGAAGAAGTGGAGACTGTTGCGATCGAGCAGGAAGCTGCTTCCAAGAAAACTGTGAGTGTAGCTCCACGCATGACTGAAGTTGAATATCAAGATTTCATTGAATGGCGAACGCAGAAATATCTCGAGCAAGGGAGTGCTCCGTCTCATCCCTTTGTCGTTGATGGAAAGGAAAATGTGTGGTATAAGCAGAATATTGAGCTTGACCAGTTTGTCATGCCCAGAGCGAGTATTTCCACACAAGCAATGAGTCCAGAAGAGATTCGGGACTATGTAGCACCCAATTGTGTGCGCCTCAGCATCAAATGTTTGGACACAGGTGTTAGTTGTCGAACAGGTGGAGTGTTCATCACTCGCCATATGTTATTAACCAACAGACATGTCTTAATGGGAGGTATGAGTTACCGCATCACCATTGACGGTGGTCGCACGGATGGTATTCGCCCTTCGATTACCGTGGAGTTACATCGCCGTGATATACAGTTTGACCTCATGCGAGATTTGGCTTGTGTGCAAATATTGTGTACACCACCATATCGAGACCTGTTGCGCTACTGGGTTTCAGAACCTGTAGTGTTCCAGAAAGCCATGGCTGTGCGCCGCGACAATGCTGGATATGTAAGTTACAACATCATCCATGGGGTGTCACTGTGTGAGCAGTTTCCCATTGAGAGTTTAAACATTATAACTCCCACTTATATTGGCATCTCCACCGAAAACACCAAACCAGGTGATTGTGGCGGTGTGGTCATTGCCATCACGCCACGAGGATTTGCTATTGTAGGGATTCACACTATAGGCTATGATCGCCAGTGCGGATTTCCGCAAGTGCATAAGTCTGTATTGGATAAGCTCATAATGGATGCGACCGTGCAAGAAACCGTTGGAACCACTGGTAAACCCATCTTCAAGGTTGGAGAAGATCCCAAGTGCACTTCCATGTCTTTTGAGTTGCAAGGAGACAAGAATTCACCACTCATGCCCTCACATAGAAAATCGCTTGTTCGATTCGTACAGGATGGTAGTGGGCGATATTATGGCACCATGCCCGGTTTCCGTGCTGCATCCAAGAGCCGCGTTTGTGACACTCCCATTTGCGAGGAGGTTCTGGATTATTTCAAGATTAAGCGAATGTTTGGTCCACCAGCCATGAGTGGTTGGGAACCATGGCGCAAAAATTTGATGCACATGGTGCAACCTGTCGTTAATTATGATCGCAGTATCATGAAAATGGCTTGCCAGTCATACTTTAATGAGATCATCAATCTGTTACCGCACGGGTGGCAAAAGGAATTGCCAGTGCTATCTAGGAAAGCTAGTGTTAATGGTATCCCGGGCGTGCAATATATAGATCGTATTAATTGCTCTTCGTCTATGGGCCACCCATGGAACACCTCTAAGAAGAAGTATTTAGTCCCAGACATTTGTGAGGAATACCCTGATGGTGTAACTTTTGTTGATGAAGTGTGGGCTGAAACAGAACGTCTGGAAAACCTTTATAAAAATGGTGATCGTGGCTATCCTATTTTCACCGCACACCTTAAAGATGAGCCAACTGCCCTGGCAAAGTGTGCAGAGAAAAAGACGCGTGTGTTTACCGGGGCTTCTGTAGCTTATTCTTTGGTAGTGCGGAAATATCTGCTACCATTCGTTCGATTGGTCCAGCGTAATAAGCTGGCTTTCGAAGCAGGTCCCGGAACAGTAGTGCAATCCACTGAGTGGGGTGATGTGTATGCATACCTTACAAAGTATGGCAATACACGCATGATTGCCGGAGATTATGGTAAGTTTGATAAGAAAATGATAGCGGATTTTGTCTTGATGGCTTTTGATTTGATAGCCAAATTCTACGAAGCTGCAGGAGCTGATCAAACTACCGTTCGTGTGATACGCGCTATAGCAACTGATACTGCTTTCCCACTTGTGGATTTTAATGGAGATGTAATTGAGTTTTTCGGAACCAACCCTTCGGGGCACCCGCTTACTGTAATCATCAATTGCATCGTCAATTGTCTGTATATGCGGTATGTCTTTTATACCCTCACTCCGGATAGGACTAAGCGGTTTAAAGATTATGTGAGACTCTTTACTTATGGTGATGATAATGTCATGGGTGTCCATCAGGATGCTCCCTGGTTTACCCACTCCTCTGTTCAGAGTGTGCTTGCTTCCGTTGGAGTTGAGTATACCATGGCGGATAAGGGAGCAGCGAGTATTCCTTATATTCACATCAATGAGTGTTCATTTTTGAAACGCAAATGGGTTTACAACGATGATTTAGAAGTATTCCTTGCACCCATTGAAATGGAGTCCGTCTACAAAATGCTTACAGCATGGATACCCTCACGCTCAGTATGTCCAGAAGTGCAACTCATTTCTGTCATACAATCAGCCAATTTGGAAATGTTTTTCCATGGCAAACATGTGTTTGAGAAAAATTATCACTTTTTCAAATACATTATATCTCGGGAACCGTACTCCCATTACTGTGATAATGAGACCCTTCCCGACTGGCAAACCCTAGTACGGAGATTTTGGAAGGCGTCTGGCGTAGAAGATGTCAGTGAATCTGATGGATCAGGCAGTTCATCGGAGGATTTTTAAATGTCGTTCAATAATGATAATTACAGTGCTCAGAATGTACATGAGCAAAAGTTGTCTGGTGGTGACTACACACCCCAGATCATATACGCATGCGGCTTGGCGTATATGATAAATCCGCATTTATTTACTCTGCAGTCCGAGGAAACTCCCACGGCGGATGGATTGGAAGTTACTAACATCGTCGATAAGGAAATGTCATCACAGACAGTTTCGTTTTTAGACAATGATGCTGGTGTCGATCTAACCCTTCCTTCCTCACAGAACACAGTGGCCATGGTTGATAGCACTGAGGATTTGCAATTGGGTAAATTTTTGGCTAGGCCCACAAAGATTGACAGTTTCACATGGAGTACGTCCGACCCTGTCGGAGTATTCTCCACTATCAAACCGTGGTACTTATTTCTGAATAGTCCTGCCATCAAAAAGAAAATTGATAATTTTGCCTTTATTCGCGGACACCTCAATATTAAGGTTTTAATCAATGGTACCCCATTTCAATACGGGGCCCTGCGTGCGTGTTATTCACCACTGCTTGGCTTTGTCGGTGACAAGGTGCGTACCAATCTTATTGGGAACAGTGAAGTTAATGTGCCGTATTCGCAAATGCCTGGATTTTATATTTATCCCCAAGCTAATGCGGGCGGCTCGATGACTCTGAGATTCTTCCTACATAAGAACTGGTTGGACCTAACATCCGCGACTGAAATTCAGAACATGGGTTCACTAATATTTTCCATTTTCTCTCCCCTACAAGTTGCAGTTACCGGTGGCTCTAGTAACGTCACAGTCCGCACTTATGCATGGATGACTGACGTTGAGCTAATGGGTTCCACCAGTAAACTAGCATTGCAAGGTGATGAATATGGGAAAGGTGTAGTGTCTGCCCCCGCTTCCGCTATCTCGTCCTACGCTTCTGTGCTCACGCATATTCCCATCATTGGTAGATTTGCGCGAGCTACAGAAATCGGAGCGTCTGCAGTTTCTTCAATAGCTCAGCTGTTTGGTTATACCAACGTTCCTGTTATTGCAGATGTTCATGCATACCATCCGATGAATGCTCCAGCACTCTCGACTGCGCACATTGGGGCACCAATCCAGAAGTTGGCACTAGATCCGAAACAAGAGTTGTCGATAGATCCTTCCCCTCATGGCATTGGCAGTGCTGATGACCTGACAGTCCACAGTATTGTGAGACGTGAGAGTTACCTTGCTAACGCTATTTGGAGCACGTCAGATGCTACCAGTACTCAATTGTTCAACATGCGTGTGTCGCCATCTCTCTGGCAACAAGTGAACACGTTCAATTCAGTGGTCTCCCCCGTGGGTAAGCGAGTGTACCACACTCCCTTATCATATTGTGGGTCGATGTTTAAACATTGGCGAGGGGACATCATTGTCCGCGTCAAGATTGTGTGCACGAAATTTCATAAAGGGCGTATCAAAGTTTGCTACGATCCAAAGAATGATATTTCGACTATAAATCCCGACGAAAACACGGTCTACACACAGATCGTGGATATTGGTGAAGAGGATGATTTGGAATTTGTCATTCCTTATCACCAGGATTTGGGCTGGTTAGTACATGACCAAACCATACAGGATAACTATTCCTTTGGTTCGGCAATGGCACCCAGAGCTGGGATTGACAATGGGTTATTTACCATTACCGTGGTGAATACTCTATGTGCACCAGCTTCTGGGTCCATCAATCTCCTTGTTTATGTTCGCGCTGGTGATACTTTTGAGTACGCCAACCCTGCATCACACATTGGGCCCGATGGCTCCAACATTGTCCCTAGCTTCTTTGCTTTGCAGGCAGAGGATACCACTAGTCTTACCCCCACACGATATGTGATGGGGAAAAAGACAGAGGTGTCTGATCACCGCTACGCTTTGAACTATGGAGAAGCGGTTGGCTCCTTGCGAAATGTGTTACATCGTGCAATGGTGCACGATGCGGTACCAATGCCTTCTTCTGGCAGTGGCAACTACACTGTTGTTCGCAAATCATATAAACGCATGCCATATACCCCAGGCTTCGACCCTACCTTTAATGCTACTCAAGCATCTAAGGTTGTGGCGGCCACGGGGACGTCTGCGTATGCGTTTAACACTATGTCCCATATTGCCTGGGTTTCAGGCATGTTTTTGGGATATAGAGGTGGCGTGAATTTTATCGTCACACCTTCTTCTGATGCCTACGGATATATCGATGATATTCGTGTTGTGCGGTGCACTGACAGTGCTACAACAAACGCGACTCGATTTATCCAAGCTGCGTCATCAACTGGTTTCTCGGATTCCAATTCCTACAAAGCCCATTGGCTCGGTAGAAGTTGGTTTGTGAGGGACGGCCTTGGTGGTATGGCTATAACTACCACCAAAACCAATGGTTCCATTATGTTTAACCTACCTGATTTTAATAATTATAATTTCTCGTTGGTTGATCCTAGCTTTTACACGCTAGGTTCTGCAACTGATGGTACCAATCGTCAGACCGCTCTGCTTAACATTCTTCTCAAGAGGAATGCCACCGGCGATGCCAATCTCTCCCTGTCTAGCACTTTGCAGACGGAGGTTTCAGCTGGTCCTGACTTTACTTGCTTACATTTCTTGTGTTGCCCCACTATTGATTATCTCACTAGTGAGCCGACACCAGCGTAAGAAGTTTTCCCTTAAAGCTAACGTTGCAGTCGTTAGCGCCCCTTGGCATGGGGTGGAACGCCAGTCCCGGCGGTTGATTATACACAAGAGTTTTGTACTTCGTGGTCTTCGACCGCGGGGGAAATTTTGCTCGGTGATTAATTGCAACCTTTTAACCGGTGATGTGGCAGATTAAATTGCAC